CTTGACCCAGTTGTGGCCGGGGCCGTAGGGGTTGGTGGTCGCCCGGTAGCAGCGGGGCATCCCCGGCTTCGTGGAGCGGCAGCAGGACATCATGACGGTGTAGCACTTGTCATCGGCCCAGTTGCAGAGTTCTTCCCAGCCAATCCACGGATAGGCGTGGCCGTGGTAGTTCCAATAATCCTCCGGCGACTTCATGTGGCGCAGCAGCAGCTCCTCGCCGTCCGGGAAGGTCCACTTGTGCTCCACCTTGTTGTACTTGGCCCCCGGGAAGATGCGCTTGAACCACTTGTTGGTCTTGTTGATCACGTCCGACAACTGGGGGTAGGTCTGACGGAACAGGATGCCACGCCACTCCGACCCGTAGCCCTTCCCCACGTGCTGGAGGAAGTCCATCAGCAGGCAATCGGTCTTGCCCGGGCCGCGCGTCCCCTCATACAGAACCTCGAAGATCGGCTGGGCCATGAGGAACGCCAACTGCGACCCGTACTGCGGTGCCCAGGACGCCTCGATCAAGCGCCCGCTGTCCTGGTCGGTGTAGTAGGGGCGCAGCTCCGTCTGGCCCGCCCCGTCATCGACCTCCCGCCACTCAATCGGGTAGCCGGGCCGGGCCGGGTACTTGATCACGCCTTGAACGGCGGAGGCAATCGCGGTCTGTTCCATCAGTCGCGGCCCTCCGTCCCCTTGGCCAGGTCCCCGAAGGACACCTGCCAGTGCTCCATGTTCTGCGGCGCTGCCGGAACGATCATGACGCCCGCCGCGCCTCCGGTGATCAAGGCGGTGGTGTCGGCCTTCTCCTTGAACTCAGGCTTGTAGGCGCGCATGTAGGCGAGCAGCAGCGAATCGCTGTACACCCGCTCATACGCCACGATCTCATCCTTGAACTTCCCGCCGATCAGCGGACGGTCCACGCCCTCGATACCGCGCTTGAGCAGCGCGGCCATCGCATACTCCTCGATCCAGGCCTGCCGGGCCTCCTCGAACCGCTCCTTGAATTCCGGGTCCCGCTTACAATGGTCATAAACCGTGCTGGTGGAGACGCCGACCGCCTCCGCACACAAGTAAACCCGACCCCCGATGCGGGGATCATTGCGCAGCAAGTCCAAATAGCGTTCTTTCCGTTCCGCCGTGAAGGGCACCATCGGCTTCGGCGGCAACTTCTCAATCGGGTGCATCACGCTCCCTCCGTGTACTCATTTGCGCGGCGTCGCGCCGCGATGCTTGACGGTCCCGGACCTCACGCCCAAGGACCATGATGAAGCGAGTATAGCTGGAGGTTGTTGAATCAGCAAGAGCCGCGCCCGCGCGCGGGAGCATCCGGGGTGGGTGGCGGCGCGGAGTGCTCAGCCCAGGGCGAGTTGCCCAGGGCGAGTTGCCCAAGGGGAGGGGTCGCGCAGCGGGTCACGTCTCCGCGCTTAACTTCGCGTGTTCGCGCTTAGGATTCATTGCTGAAGAAGTTCGACCCCAAGCCGGCAAATTCTCCATATAAATCCTATATTTATAGATAGATAGATAGATAGATACTTAACTTACTTAACTTACTTACCTGGAACCCCCTGGAAACCGATCAGAACCCCGGATCACCGCACGGAGGATTCTTGTTGGGCCCTTCAGCAGGGTCCTCAGACCCCCTCCGGGCTCAATTTGTCTAGCGAATTAAAAACCAGGTAAGAAAGGTAAGTAAGGTAAGTAATTGACACTTAAACCCTTGATCTTAAACGGAAAACGCGCTACTTAGGATCAGCCGCGAGCGGCCCCGAACCTAAGTAGCGCGCTTAACCTAAGTAGCAACCTCAGATCATTTTCCCGGCGTCAGGAAAATGGTTCAGGTCACTTGACCCAGCACCGCGGCGACGTTCGGCGGGGTGTAGTTCGGCCCCTTCAGCACCTTGCCGTCCTCGCGGTAGATCGGCTTGCCATCTTCGCCCAGCTTGGACATATTGGCGCGGTGAATCTCCGTGATCACGTCCTCCGCCGGGAATCCGAACACCAGGTTGGCTCCGCTGACGACATAGTCCAGGTCGCCCAGGGCGTCCGCCGCTTCGACCAGGTCAACGTCCTCATCGTCCGCGGTCGCTTCGACCTTGATGCGCCGGTCGCCGTCCTTCGCGGAGCGGATGACCTCCAGTTCCACGCCCAGGGCGTCGCACAGCTCCGTCAGCTCCTCCGCGATCAGCCGCACGCGCAGCTCCCGCAGGGCCTTCGTCGCCGGGTCCGGGCCTTCCGCAATCGGGTGTCCGAAGGCGGCGTGGAACTCCTGGACCTTCGCGATTGTCGGGCGGGCCGGTTCGTTGTCCAGTTCCTTCAGCGCGGCCCGGACTTCGCCCGGGACTTCGTTGAGCAGGCGGATCGCTTCCGCGTCCAGGGCCGAAGCCTCATAGTTGAACTTGGGCAGGGCCTTGTCGAACAGTTCCTGAGCCCGGGTGAGGGCTTGGCGGGGTGTAACGTAAGTCATGATTGCTTCTCCAGTAGTGGGTAGATGCGGTGCGGTCGGTAGGGCGGCAGCTTGGAGGCGCGGAGCACCACGCCGTCCTCCACGTAGTAGCGTTCACCGTAGGTTTCAGCGAGCCGGTCCGCGATCTGCTGCCGGCTCATCCGAAGGATCGCCCAGGCCACGGCCTTCGCTCGCGCCCGGGTCAATTCGCAGTGTAGGCAGTTCATAGGATGTCTCCCGGTTCGATCCGCAGGACCTTCCGCCCGAACCAGCCCACGAACTCATCGCACCAGTCCGCCCGGGAGCGGCTGAACTCGCTGTGGATGCGGTCGAAGTCGGACGGGTGGACTGGGCGGATCAGGTAGTATTCGTGCTGCGGAGCGAGCCAGCCCAGGGTCACTTCGAGGTATTCCCCGGCGTCGAAGTCGTGGACCAGATAATGGAGGATTGGGCATTCACCGTCCACATAGATCGTCTCCACGATGCCCAGGGCTTCGCCGGGGCGGTCGCGCACGTACTGAACACAGTTCTCGTGGCAACGGAAGTTGAACAGGCCTTGCGTCGGGGTCGGCTTCACCATTTGGTACCGGGTCCGAAGCCGCCGGACCAGGGCGCGTTTGGCTTGGTCGATGAGGCGTTGTTTCATCAGCGGTTCTCCATATGGTCAAATACAAGTTGATCAATCCGCTCGCGCTCCGCCTCCGTCAGCTTCCGCTCCAGCCAGGGCGCGGGCCGTCCCCGGCGGTCCAGGACCTCCCAGTCACCGCACCCGCCTTCCGCCGGGTAGCAGTGCTCAGGCGGGCCGCTAATCTTCGCGGGCACGTAGCGTTCCCAGTACGTCACGCGGATGATCGCGGGAATGCCCATGACGGTCGCATCGAACTCCTCCACGGCTCACCTCCCCGGGATCGGCGGGAGGCGGACCCATTCCACCGTTCCCGCGTCGTTGTCGCAGAGCCGCCACAGCGTCCCGTCCTCGCACTCGACCACTACCTGGCGGACCAGGTAGCCGTCGCGCGTACTTCCAATGGAGGAGGTCATGCTGCGCACGCGCCGGTCCGTCCGGTTCCGGTCACGCGGGTCCATGCCTCCGTCGCTCACCGGCCCTCCGGTGTAGTCGCCTTCAGTCTTGCTCATCGTCCGCGTCCTCCAAGTCCATGTCCGCCTTGAGGTCCTTCAGCTCCACGAAGGCGTCCAGGTTGTTGTTGATGAAGTCCACCATCTTCGTGTACTTCTCCTGCTGGACAGCGCGGTGCGCCAGCGAGGTCAGGGCGTCGCCATAGCGTCGATCCGCGTGGCGGGCCGCGTCCTGCTCGCTGGGGTGGAGTTCGCCGTCAGCCGTCTGGTACATGATCACGCGCTTCATGGCCGATCCTCCGCCGCGTTCAGCGCCGCCGCTATCCGGCGGGCGTCCTCGACCTCGAAGCATTCGCAGACCCAGTTGAACTGGGGCGGGTTCAGGGTCCCGTACACGGGGTGAGGCGTGGCCGTATCCACCACCGTAGCCTCGAAGCAGCAGTGCCCAGACTCCGACCCCTCCCGGACCTCGAAGCGCCCGGAGGAGGCCGCGCGGGCGCGCTCCGCGAGGGGGCGCAGCGCCTCCCGGGCGTCCGGCGGCAGGACCTGCTCCCACTCGTCAAAGTATTGTACAATGTCGCTCATAGCTCGAACCCGGGGGCCTTTCGACCCCCGGACCTCCTTCAGATGTGGCAATCCACCACGGTCAGCCAGGTATCGTCCGGCAGGGCGTCCAGCATCGCGTTGAAATCACGGTTCCAGGCGTCCTTGTCCTTCTCGCCGGAGACGCACCCGAACCAGCCCATTTCACCACGCTCGACCCACTGGCCGTCCTTCAGGACCCCGAACAGGACGGTGGCGCGGTCGGAGGCGCGCTGGATGTACTCCTCGCGGCTCACCAGGTAGTCATCCACGTCGATCCACACCAGGTAGTCATCCACGTCGATCCACACCAGGTCCGTGTTGTCCTTCGAGGCCGCTGCGAGGGCCCGACGGAGGGGTTGGGCGTGGTAGACCTCGCGGGTCTTGTCGTGATCGCCCGCGCACTCCTCGCGGATCGCGTCCCAGGAGCGGAAACCGTCCACGTGAGGGCCGATGATCGCGTGTACCTTGTCCCAGCTCGCGGCGGCACGTTCGCGGGCCGCGGCGCGCATCGCGTCGAAGTCCACATCACCCTTGCGGATCACGTCCACGCCCGCCGGGTTCGCTTCGGAGCCCAACAGACCCGGGCGACCCTTCGCCGGGGCGTTCGGGTCGGAGTCCGGCAGCGCATCGGCCTCCGCCTTGGGCGTCAGGAAGCCCGACCAGCGCCCGCCGACCACCCACCAATCCCATTTCTTGTTCGGGTTCGTGCGGTCGATGACCTCCAGGACCTCGCCCGCTTCGTCCACGCGCACCCAACCATACTTCAGTTCCGGGTTGGCCTTCGGGTCGGGCTCGCCGTCCTCCGGGCGGACGATGGGGCCGCCATAGTAGCCGGAGGCGAATTCAGCGAACGTCTCCACCGTCCCGGCACTCACGTTCACTTCGGTCCAGCCTTCGGGAAGTTGGTGAATCTTGGCGCGGTAGCCGCGCCCGTCGCCCCAGTCCTTCGAGGTGTAGGTGTAGCTGACACCCCCGCCGAAGCCGGTGCCGGCCAGGGGGCCGATCCGCTCCGCTTCCTCCGGGGTTGGGTCCCGATAGAACTGGTCACTGTAGGGGTCGTGGAGGTTGCCTTCAGGGTCGCGGAAGCGCAGGCGCTCCTTCCCGGCGAACTCCTCCCGCGCTTCGGCGGTGCGGTCCACATTCTGGACATATTCATTGTCCTCGCCGGTGCACTCGAACTCGTGGAACGGCGCGAGGGCCTTGTTCAGGACCTCCGCGGTGGGCTTCTGATCGGTGATCACCAGCATTGCAAAATGGCTCATTTCAATTCTCCGTTTCTTCAGGGTTGGTCGGGGCCGTCTCCGGCCCCGGGTGGTGTTACTCTTCAACAACAATCATTTCGTCGCCCAGGAAGTCCTTGGGCATTCCGTACTCCTCGATCAAGCGCGGCGCGATGGTGAATTTGTAGCCGGGATCGTTCGGGCTCACCAGCTTGACCAGGAACCAACCCTTTGGCTGGGCGGGCTTCTTCCGCGGGGCCATCGCCTTGTGCGGGTAGTCGCCCAGCTCGCGGGCGAGGTCGGTCAGGGCGTCGTGGAGTTCAGTGCCCGG